TGTTCTAGTACTCCTGATAAAAGAATCTGCGCAGCACGCCGTAGATGGAAATGCTAATAGATCTCATATAGCCTTAGATACCAGGTAAATTGAGTGATATTATAATAAGTTAATTAAATTATATTAAATTAGAAAAAATGAAAAAAGTGAAAGACGCAAAAGTTGAAGCAATTACAGCAAGTGAGCTAAAAAAATTGCAAGAAATGGTAGGTGGAATGAATCAACTTCAAACTACCATTGGTGGCTACGAAGCGCAGAAGCATGAACTATTACACCAATTAGCAGGAGCTAAGAACGAATTATCAGAATACCAAAAAGAACTCACTGAGACCTACGGAGATATTCAGATTGATTTGAAAGACGGTACTATCGCACCAGCAGATGCAGGTAATAAGAAAGATTAGTGTCGGAAAAGACTATAAAAATGACGCCATGCACTATTCTGTTGGACAGGAAGTGTATGGTGGTCATACCATAGTCAATATACTCGAGGAAGAAGACAAGTACTCCGTGTATATTCAAAAGGGCGATATGTTAATGCCTTGGAAAGATTTTAATAAGAACATGGCAATATCGATCGAATACGATCTTAAGTGGTGATGCAAAGCGTTTACAACTTTATAGTTAGCCCTAAGAATGGGCGATCTACTAGTGAGAAAATAATAAATGGCAAGAAATTGCTATTAAATACAGAAGTACAAAACCACCATTACACCAATAGATTTGGAATAGTAAACAGTGTGCCTAAAGTAACCGATGGCATAATAGAAGCTGGTGATGAGATAATAGTACACCATAATGTCTTTAGAAGATTTAGAGACGTTCGTGGTAAAGAGAAAGACAGTAAGTCGTTTTATAAAGAAGACATGTTCTTCGTATACCCTGAACAAGTGTATGCTTATAAAAGAGATGGCAAATGGAACGCTTTACCTGGTTATTGTTTTATACAGCCTATAGCAAACAAAAAGCAATTTTCTTTACACAAAGAGGTGGAAGCAATAGGAATAATTAAATATGCTAGCGAAGAGTTCGAAAGTGGCGCGTTAGTTGGTTTTGTACCAGGTATGGAATACGAATTTAATATTGAGGGACAACGACTATATCGTGTGCCTACGAATAAAATAACAGTCGAGTATGAATATCAAGGAGACGAAGAGGAGTATAATCCTTGCTGGGTTTAAAGCAGTTGAGGAACTCATTAAGGTTGCTGGCGAAAAGATAGTCGACTCAGGTGATGATATATCAGCTGATAGATTAAAGAACGCCGCCGCAACTAAAAAGCTTGCGATATTTGATGCCTTTGAAATTCTAACAAGAATTGAAGAAGAAGAAAGAATACTAGACAACAAACCAAAAGAAGATAAGAAAGAAGCTTTTTCGGGGTTTGCTGAAAAACGCTCTAGGTAATGTACGAACAGAACTTAGTAAAAACAGTAGAGCCTATTAAGCATACCACTATGCACCGTTTAAATAAGGGCAAGAAGTGGAAGTATGGTTATAACAAAGAACAAGATCTTATTGTAATAAGTAAGACCGGTGTGGTTGGCGAAATCATAGATATACAAGGCTTAATGGTTGGTTTACCACCAGAGCCTAAAAACTTAAGTCGAGGAGCTGACAAATGGGTGGTCCAGGACTATCCTAAAGCACTTAAAGGCATTAAGAGTATATTTGACTGGCAAACATATTCAAGCGAGTTTAAAGCACAATGGGAAGGTTATATAGATGAAGAGTTTAACAGGCGTGAAAACGGTTATTGGTTTTATAATAACGGGAAGCCAACTTTTATTACTGGCACTCATTACATGTACCTGCAGTGGAGCAAGATCGATGTCGGTAATCCCGATTACAGAGAAGCAAATAGAATATTCTATATCTTCTGGGAAGCGGTTAAAGCAGACACAAGAGCTTACGGAATGTGCTACCTCAAGAATAGACGGAGTGGATTCTCATTTATGGCATCAGGAGAAACCGTCAACCTTGCAACCATATCAAGCGATGCAAGATTCGGTATCCTATCTAAATCAGGTAGTGATGCTAAGAAAATGTTTACCGACAAAGTCGTACCAATATCCCTTAACTACCCGTTTTTCTTCAAACCTATACAAGATGGTATGGATAGACCGAAGACTGAACTGGCATATAGGGTTCCTGCTTCTAAGCTAACCAGAAAATCAATACAATCCAATGATCCTCGTATAGAAATGCAAGGACTTGATACCACGATTGACTGGAAGAACACCGGGGATAACTCTTATGATGGTGAAAAGCTAAAGCTTCTAGTGCATGATGAGAGTGGTAAATGGGAAAGACCAGATAACATATTAAACAACTGGCGCGTTACTAAGACGTGTCTGCGATTAGGTAGCCGTATCATAGGTAAATGTATGATGGGGTCTACCTCAAATGCGTTGGATAAAGGTGGTGAGAACTTTAAGAAGTTATACAACGATTCTGACGTAACAAAAAGAAATAATAACGGACAAACCAGATCCGGCTTATACAGTTTATTTATACCTATGGAATGGAACTATGAAGGTTTCATTGATCAGCATGGGCAACCTGTATTTGACACACCAGAAGATGATACCATATTAGATCCGTTCGGTGACACCATTGATACTGGTGTTATAGATTACTGGGAAAATGAAGTTGATGGTCTTAAAGGCGATCAAGATGCTTTGAATGAATACTACAGACAGTTTCCGCGTACAACAGAACACGCATTTAGAGATGAGACTAAAAATAGTATATTTAACTTAGCAAAAATCTACGAACAGATTGATTATAACGACGACTTGCGTAATACTAATGTTATAACCACCGGCAATTTCCAGTGGGTAGCAGGAGTGAAGGACACTAAAGTAGTGTTTATGCCAAGTCCTCAAGGGCGTTTTAAAGTATCTTGGATACCTAACGCGGATGTACAAAACAGATCAACTATCAAAAATGGTGTAAAACACCCGGGCAACGAGCACATGGGTGCTTTTGGTTGTGATAGCTACGACATTTCAGGTACTACTGATGGCAAAGGCTCTAAAGGCGCACTGCATGGACTGACTAAATTCAGCATGGAAGATGCACCACCTAGCACATTCTTTTTAGAATACGTGGCTAGGCCTCAAACTGCTGAGATATTTTTCGAAGACGTACTTATGGCGTGTGTCTTTTACGGAATGCCAATACTTGCTGAGAATAACAAGCCACGACTGTTATACTACTTTAAACGTAGAGGATACAGGGGTTATTCGATGAACAGACCTGACAGATTATGGAACAAACTTTCCGTAACTGAGAAAGAAATTGGTGGTATACCAAACTCGAGTGAAGACATTAAGCAGGCTCACGCTGCCGCTATTGAAATGTACATAGACAAGTACATAGGCTTGAAACAAGATGGTACATATGGGAGTATGTATTTTAATGACACGCTTAGTGATTGGTCTAAATTTGATATTAATAACAGAACTAAATTTGATGCTGCTATCAGCTCTGGTTTAGCTATCATGGCTTGCCACAAAGATATGTATAGACCGAATGCTACATTACAAAGACCTAAACTAAATCTCAACATTGCGAAATACAAGCAAGATGGAGAAATATCGAAAATAATAAAATAACAATATGGCTGAATCAGTTGTAAATAGTTTTTTCCCGAGCCAGGTTGCTAGTGACCAAGAGAAGATGTCAGAAGCATACGGCATCCAAGTTGGTCGTGCTATTCAAAATGAATGGTTTGACGGCAGCCAAGGAAGTGTTAGATTCACAAGTAATCAAGACACCTTCCACGCTTTGCGATTATACGCAAGGGGTGAACAGCCTGTACAAAAATATAAAGATGAAATGTCTATTAACGGCGATTTATCTTATCTTAATTTAGATTGGAAGCCTGTACCTATACTATCAAAGTTTGTAGATATTGTAGTTAACGGTATCGCTGATAGGTCATTTGACATAAAAGCTTACTCACAGGATCCATACGGGGTTAACAAAAGAACAAAGTACATGGATTCTATAATCCGTGACTTGCAAACAAAAGAAATAAATGATTTTGCGGAAGAGGCTTTTGGTATTAATCTTTACGAGAATGACCCTTTAGCCTTACCTGGTTCCAAAGAAGAACTAGAATTGCACATGCAACTTAGCTATAAGCAAGGTATTGAAATCGCAGAAGAAATAGCAATTAATACTTTATTCGATGGCAACAAGTTTGACTTAACGAAAAGAAGAGTATATTACGATTTAAC